GTTCGAGACAGTCGCGTTCTCCGTCACTATGAGATCCTTGGTGATTGTGAGATTGTTCGAGACTGTCGCGTTCTCCGTCACTGTGAGATCCTTCGTGATTGTGAGATTGTTTGACACGTACACATTCTCACTCACCGTGAGATCGCGCCGAACTAAAACATTTTCCGTCACTGTGATGTTATTCGAAAGAAGCACGTTCCCATCGACGCGCAAATCATTCGATATATATGCATTACCATTCACAAACAACACATTAGAACCGGCATCCTCTACATATAGATTAGACCCCACATCGAGGGTATGTGTGGGCAGGCTATTGAGAAGACCAATTTTACTATCCTCGTACACAGTGAACACATTTGTATTATTATGACTTTCCAGCGTAAATACAGTGTTCACATATGTAATTCGCATGTTCGCGATTACAAATCCAAAACCAAAATTATCATCGATGACGATTACATCACCGGCCGAAACGTTTTCCTCGACATTTAATGGTCCGGGTGATGCATCATTCACAAGAGCGACTTGTGTGCCATTGATCGTGACCTCGAGTTCATTTCCAAATCCAACGGACCCGGATAATAGAGTGACTCGGAATACACCGGTCACGGGTGATGTTATGTTCGTCGTTGAACTCTGATACGAGGTGGTCTGTGTGGGTGTTAGGAACTCTGCGAGCGTCCAGTCACCTACATGTACGTTCCCAGTGGTGTACATATCACCATACACCTTCATGTTTAGTTGGTTATTCTGATTAAACGCAACGGTTTGAACAGTTGGTTGACTCGTGGTGTAGCCAACTGCAAGCTCATCATTTGACTCATCAAACACGAGCGCTACATTTCCCGCGGGTCGTGTCATCATGATTCCCAAATCATTAACACCTACACCATCTTTACCAATTTCTATGATTGGATCCCGGATCGTTAAGTTTTGTGTATTCAGCGTCGTCGTGTTACCCGCGACGACAAGTTCGCCACCCACGTACACATCACCACTTCTCTGAATGTAAAAATTATTTCCAACATCGAGAAGATGTATAGGGTTTGCATTTCCAATACCGACATTGGATAATGTCACTAAACTCGTGATCGGTGCATTAAATTCCGCTACATTTGATGCTGTGTTCCCTGTTATGAGTACATCCTCCAGACTCACACGCGAACCTGGGCCGATATCTACTATTTCCTTCGTGACATAATTATATACAATTGTGTTTGAATCTGATCTCTGATCGAAATCGTAGCGCAGGGGTGCCACGTAGAACGAATTTGCCGTGAGACTCGGGAAAACTTCGCTCGTGGCGTTGAGTACGATCGTATTCTCTGGTTGATAATCCGATGTGTTCTTACCCAGCCTGATCTTCTCAGATCGATCGATGGTACTCAAGTTCTTCACCATTTATATAATACTGTATTTTAATTCGCATACACAAGTCCAGCCATGCCATTGTTTATTCTGAGTATATTATAATTTACCGCGTAAATTGGGTCGTTTATAGGTAAGGTTTCGCTATGTATCTTTGCTGAATCTAGACGACTGAAATTTAGAGACCCTGTAGGTTGTAAGAGACTCGTCGTGAGACAAAAACAATGTAAAAAGAAATCTGGAGACGTTACATAATTCGTGTGATAAAACGATGATACATCTATATAATGAGGTCTCGCCCACTTGTACACACCGATATCCGTACCGTTGACACTTATCTTAACCTTATTAGCCGCAGATGTGAGTGCGCTCACATAACTTGTGTTTGAACACGCGATGTATTTCACGGGATGGTTAAAACTCAATTCATGAATTAATTCACCTGATGGAATATTCTTTTGAACTTGATGAATGAGTATGTTATGACTCTGCGAAGCCATCGTTGCGCGTTCTTGATTATCGAGATAATAGTAATTTGCGAACGCTTCCCAATTGTACAGGTGTGCATCCGGACCCCACCGAATTCGTACCTCTACGTTGTGATATTGTAATGCACACAGAGGAATGGCCGATTGTGGATGTTCACAAAAGAAGAAACGCAACGGGTAGAAATACGAACGAGAGCTCAGACCTGGATGCGGACCATTCGAGCTCTTAGACACATTATTCGCGAATGTATCAATAGCTATTTTTTCACAAAATATAGAATCTTGTGCATCTATTACGTGACCACCGATCAAAAGTTCGACAGAATCTATTAAACGTGTCCAATTTAAAGAATCGAGCGATTCTTGATTGTTATCAATTGTGAGATATACGTATCCCAACATATCACCCGTTTTCTCAAAACGGATTGTAGACATAGAGTTACTATTCACCGCCCCCTGGATAACTTGTTGTTCGAGGGATTGTGAAAAGTTGGAGTGCCTCTTGAAAGAAGAACTAAAGAAAGAGACTTCCGGTTCGCCCATAATGTGCTCATCTTGAGCACCAACAGCGATAAGTTGAACAATACCAGAAGACATTATACTATATTACCTGAATGTTTTTTACACCTACATTGCCCGCAAATTGGGTTTCCTGCAAACGAAACGAATGACTAAAAAGTTTTCACCTGTCGCACCATCTTCAATTGTGTCACCATTTTCATCGCGAATTGTCACCGTGAGACGGTCGATAGTGTTGATTGGATCGATGTACTGCGTCACCACCGGGTATTCATCCCTAAACACGAGAAGTTCATTTGTGCCACTATGAATGTTGGAATGTCCGATGAGACTCGCGAAAGAACTGCGAACTACAGAAATACCCGGCTGAGAAGAAACCGAATGTGGTGGGTCCTTCGTTGCGCGATCTGTGAACATGGAATCAAGCTCGCTGATCGAGATATAAACGTGTTCGATGTTACTCGTCGTATGTATATGCGCACCGAGAAGTCTCGCCTGAACGACGTTCTTCAGTGGTCTATTTAAATAAGCAGTGAACGTGTTTGCACTGTTTTGACCAATAGTATCGACTGTGATCGTGTGATATTCGTAGTCGTAATTTGGAATATCATTTGAAGAGTAAGTGACGAGCGCCATTATTATATTACATCTAGATTAAAACACCACCAATTCCGTCACTGATTTCATAGTTCGCGTGATCGGCGACCAATTTCTGACCACCGCACACACCACCTGGGGTCAAAGATCGACTGTAATAGGCATCCTTCTTACCAGAACCAGACACGCACTCTAAGCTATGAGGAAGACCAAATATAGAGTCCTCGGTTTTGGCCTTGATGACGATTGGTCTGGGCTGGTAGCCACTTCGCGTTCGGCTGATGTACCTCAAAACAAACAAGATACCAAAGATGGCGAGGATGGCCATAATGGCTCCGCGGTCAGTCTTATTGAGATTGAGCTTGAACATATTTATATAGTGAACTGATATTTTTTTATAAAGTGCGTTAAAGATAATCGATTACTTTCAAGTTAAAGAGTAGATGGACGAAGAAATTGTTTTGGATCGTGGAAGTGCGAGTGTCTTGAAGCTTGATGATGATGAGCAGGCTATCATGGACGAGATTCACATTTCCGCGCCGCGCATGCAACCAGTTCGCCGACCCGTTACTCAACAACGCCAAAGACCACAGCCACAGCATGCACATCAAGAAGAGTTAGATGCGTTTGCAAATCCCAATAAACAATCAGCACCACCCAGGCCACAAAATGAAGAGGTGGATTACGGTGAAGACGAACAGCAATTTTACGACGATGGATATGATGATGATGTGGGAATGCAACAAGAAGAACAACCGTCCGCTGGCTTCTCTTCCATCGACGATGAGAAGAGCGACTTACTGAACAAGCTCGCCAGACTTGAAAAAAGGGGTCACAACGTAAATAAACGCTTAAATGCCTATTCCAATATCGACGAACTTCGTGCTGAAGTGAAGCGCATCACATACAGCATCGAAGTAGATCAATCCGTTCGATTCTCCAAGCGCATGCTCATCGCGTGTGTGACCGGTCTCGAATTTTTGAATAAGCGATACAACCCGTTCGATTTATACCTCGAGGGTTGGTCCGAGTCGGTGATGGAAAACCAGGACGATTATGATACGGTATTCGAAGAACTGTACGCGAAATACAGAACCAAGGTCAACATGGCACCAGAAATTAAGCTCATTCTCATGATCGGTGGATCTGCGACAATGTTCCACTTGACGAATAGTATGTTTAAGGCGGCGCTCCCGAATATGAATGACGTGATCAAACAGAATCCGGGTCTCGTCCAGAATATGATGGACGCTGTCAAGAACACCGCATCCAGCTCCCCGAGCGAAGCGCCTTCTTCATCGGGTGGGGCATATCAAATGCAAGGGCCGGGTATTGATATCTCCAGTTTGATGGGTGCGATCAGTATGCCACCACCACCACCGATGAACACGACGCCACAGACGATCAGAGCACCAACGCCACCACCTGAGCGCGAAGAAGACGATATTTCTGATATCGTTTCTGTATCAGGCGATTCTACTGGTGGTGAACTCAAGGAGGTGTCTGTGTCAGTCGCACCGAAGAGAACCAGACGAAAGAAGAAAACCGAAATTAATCTGTAGGTATAGTATAAATGATAGGATATTGTCCTCTCGAGGAAGAACCTCCTCGGTCTCAAATCACTGAGGTCAGGGGACCTGTCGTTCGTAAGGAACCTCAGGGACTTGAGGAGACTGAATGTAACTTCCTCGTCTTAGGATTTATAGTCGGTGTTGTTATATTAGCTGCGACTGATCGGGTATAAGTCGCTTTTTATTTGTTTACCAACCAACCTGCCTGGAATTTGTTTTAGTTCGCAAACAGAATTCCAGCCATACCCTTATCGATGCGTAATATATTGTAACCGACCGCATAAATTTTGATATCTTCTTGTACTGGGCGCCCGTATCCCTTCACAGCATTTCTCAGGATCAGTTTCGCGTTATCGAGACGACTGAAATTACACGTTCCGGTCGGCTTGTATTCCGACGCATTCATACAAAAATGATATGCGAAATATCTCGTATAGAAGGGACAATCCGTGTCTTCGTCGTATTGAATAATACCATATCTCGATTGATTATAGTTTTGTACGATGTGGAAATAGAGTGGTGACATATTCTCGAATAGAGGTGTACCATTTAATTGCATGTCGACCGATGAAAATGAAAACTTATCGGTTTCGATTTGAGCGTTTGTCGTCGTGAAACCAAAGAAAATTGATTTAACGGGATGATTCAGCTGAGAAATATCGATGTCGTTATATCCGTATCCATTTGTATTATCACGATTTGAGAGTACATTCGCCGCTTGATAGAGTGCAAACTTATCATCAACGATGATCTGCTGCGCGGCGATCGCCGATGGATCCTGTGGGGTCGCTGATTGTAAAGCCGTTAGAAGTGTATTTGCCGTATTGTAGACGGTTTGAGCATTGATGGTCAATTGATTGAAATAATTAGTATCGTCACAAATGAGTTGCTTCTTGATATTTTGCACCTGTGTAATGATAAAATCCATCTTCTTCGACGTGAAGCGTTGGCGTTCGTGTGTATCCAAAAATATATAATTACCATAACACCGAACACCCGAAACGTTTGTCGCCTTAAAATTTATTCGAATCTCGACTTGATGATATTGTAAAGCGATGAGCGGTAGGAAAGAGTGATTATCACAAAAGAAAAAGTGGAGTGGTAAGAAGTTTGGGTTCGTCGTCGAGCACTTGTTGTTAATTTCCTGAGACTTCGTGTAGGTGTCTGCCAGGTAGTTCTGCCATATGTCAGAAATATAATCGTATCCATAAGAATCGACTTTTTGACCGCCTATATACAGATCGATCGTTGAATCAAAGAATTTATTCAATAGATTAGTACCTTCGAACCAGACTGAATTGAGGAGATCGCCGTACACTGGAATGGAGATCGAATAATCATCACTCGTCACCTCCTTTATAAACTTAGGGGCTTGAGCGAAATTTGTATGCCTCGAATATTTCAAATTAAAGAACGACATACCATCCTGAGTTGTCAGGTATATGTCTTGAGCGCCCTTCGAAACGAGTTGGACCAATGCACCAGACATTTATTTATTGTTCAGATTATAAAAACACACACTTTCCCTGAGGGAAGTCTGGTTTATCTTCTTTCACTGCATTTCGCGGTATATTGAAACCTCCATGTCTATAGACTTTCATTCGTTTGAAATACATGGCCGTGAGGATGGACCACGTGTCGTGAATGTCATAGATGTGTGGATTATTCTTCTTACCTTTTGTCTCTCGCATGATTCGCCCAATACTCTGTACGATATCGGATTTTGGTGTTGCGAGAATCACTGTATCTAGGGTTGGAATATCAAGACCCTCATGTGCTTGACTGAATGTCGCGAATATGATCTTTTTTGTCGAAGACTCTTGAAGCTGTGCTTCTTTCATTCCACCCATGTAAAGGCCGGAGTTCTTTGGAAAACACTGATGAAGAAATTCACAGTGCCATCGTCGTTCGCTGAGAACGAGCAATTGTCGAGTGCCCGCCGATGCCTTTTTAATGAGTTCGACGAGCATCTGATTTCGTATTCTGTCTTCGACGAGCATCGTCACCATATTTGGAAGCGACAACTTTCCAAAGCGAGTACACGGTGGTGGATTTCGATACATATCACATTCATACACGATTGGAAACACATCCACCTGATCCTGGTTTTTCCGTTCAACTGCAAAGAACGTCGGACCCATAAACCAATGTAACACTTTGGTAAGACCATCCTTTCTCTCTGGTGTCGCGGAGAGACCATATATATGCCTGGGGCAAAGTTTAAATAGACTCTGACTGAATACCTTTGCGCAAATGTGATGTGCCTCATCTACGATGACGGTTCCAATAGATTCAAAGTCGTTAAATGAGTACTCTTTGAGTGATAACGACTGGAGCATCGCGATGACAAAATCACAATCAACCTGCTTTTTGTCTTGTTGGACGATGCCTATGGTCGCACCTGGACAAAACTGTTGGATTCGTTCTTTCCACTGATCGGCTAAAAACTGCTTATGTACGATAATCATTGTACGATAGCCCAACTTACACGAGATCGCTAACGCCACGGTGGTCTTGCCATAGCCACACGGAAGGCTGAGGACTCCGTGACCTGCATTAATAGCCGCAGTAAGTGCGGTATTCTGATGCGTGGCGTCTCGTAGTGTTCCGTGAAAGGTAACGCTGGTTCTCGTGGGTTTTGGGCGTCGGTCTTCGTCAGGTTCTCCCAATACATCACTTCCATAGAATCTTGGAACACAGACTCCGTTCTTAGCTGGTTTAAATACCTTGAAAGGTGGTGGAGGGTATCCGAACTCATTGTTCACTATGGGTCTTACTGTGAGTTCTTTTTTAATATCAGAAACGCGTTCATCTGTGAGATATCCAGTTCGCGTGAGTACCTTCATGCAAGTTAATAGTTTAAAGACTATAAACTTTATGTAATTATAAAATGCCGACGCTCAACGTTGATGAAAATATTCAAAAGATCATTGAAGCCATCGAATCCATGACTAAGGAGATCTTCCGCCTTGAAGGAAGCCTTCGAGTGTTTCGAGGATTCAAGGAGGCAGGTCTGAATGAAGTGGAAGTTCCTGAGATGCCAGCACCGACGCAACAAGCTGAAGAGGTCATGGAAGCCGCCCCGAAGGATGATCTCGAAGCTGTCACGGCTGTGGAAGATGCTCAATAAATGCGAGCTTCCATGAAAATCCACAATAGTTGCCGACGTTCCACACACCCTTAAATTCGATAATCACATCGACCGTATCACCCTTTACAAGAGATTGCACCGGTGTTAAACCAGTGACAGTACACATCACTCTCCTGTAACGGAACGGAACCTTTACCGTGAGTACAGAACCCATAAGTGGATTATCAAACGAAGATGATCTTAACAGATATGATTTTGAATTATGTATGAATTCAACTGATTTCATAGCTTCATCTGGAAGGACAAAACGTATATATTGTTTACCGTTATGTTCGTACATTGGTTCGTGGACGGTTGCTTTAAGTCTCATCTCCTCGTATACCTATAAACAATGAATAAAACTATAAGTAAGACTATGATGTTTGTGACCTTCACGGGTGACGTTGGTCTGCGAGTTCCAAATTTTTGATGACACAGGGAACGACTCACTTCAATCGCGGCTTCGAGACTTGAATATGGTGTTGTTCTCGGAGACATCATCCCACAAAGGGCAACACTCGAAGATTTACCAAAAAATGGAACTTGTCCCTTGAGACCAAGGACGCCAGATGACTGACTGAACGTCCAACGATGCCCATCCCATTCGGAACCCCAACCTATTCGCACATTGATGGGTGTTCGTCCTATATCGAGTTGTCGTAACACACCATCTTTTAGTAATTCTGGGTTTGTTGTGAGTATTTCTTCCGTTAAGTCGCAGATCAGGCACGATACGGTTCGTTTATTCGATAGCACAACGGGTTGTAAATTCCATTCAGTGTCTATCGCAATTTCGAGATCATTTTTCAACTGAATCGGTTCCGCGTAATCGATGAGGATATTGATGCATCCATACGTGGCGTTATGGATTTTCTTTTTCGCCTCTTTTCCCCAATTATCACCG